AGGTGTAAGCTGTTTGTCCAGCGGCTGCTAGTTGATTTAATTTTTGTTGTTCTAATGCTTGAGCTTGTGCACCTACGGCTTCGAGTCCTGCTACGCCTTGTGCTTCTAATCCCGTTTGATACGTACCCATACCTTGTAGGTTAGCCAGTTGTTGTTGCTGTTGTTGTAACGCTTGATTGTATCCTTGACCTTGTAAACCTGCTAATAGTGCAGCTCTGTTTCTATCCGAACCGGTTTGGTATTCAGCCATTTCAACGCCTTGTCGTGCTCCACCAAACGCTCCCACGTTGTAGGCATTGTCTCTAATTTGTTGTCTGCCTCTTCCAGCTTGAACATCATATTCTTGCATCGTCGTGTCTATGATTTCTCTTTGGTAAGGAGACATAAAGTCTTTATACCCTTGAGAGGGATCTAATAATTGTTGTTGAGAGATTTGATCTAAGTACGGTTGGTAACTTGCAATTCCTGTACCACCGGTAAAACCGGTAAGCATTCCTGTAGCATCTCTTTGAATGTCGCCCATGCCATACATGTCCGCCAATCGTTGTTGTGATTTTTGTTGAAAGCCTGTAGGACCTGCAACTTTTGCAGTCATCGCTCCAACGTCGATCGGAGTCCCTAGTTGCCCGATACCATATTTAAGAATATTCTGTCCGTAGGGTTGTAGGACGCCTGAAGGGAGTAATCCCGCTCCTGCTACATCATATGTTGCTGGCATTACGCTGTCATCCTTTTAGATCCTGGACTTGCTTCTAAATGTTTCATCGTGTTGTACATTCGTTGTGCACCTCTGTTAATACTTCCACCGCCTGCAGCTCTGACTGCATCGGCTGTCATTACAAATTCGTTTTTACTGAGTCTTGCTGGGACATCATCTTTTTTTTCATAAGCTCCAATAGGAACAAAGCCACCAGTCGTTCTATAATCTTTTTCTAATCCTCCTAGATTCATGATACCTCCAGGCGCTTTTCTAATCCTTCCGCCTTTAGCATGTTCAGCCGGGTATCCTTTTTTCTTTAATGCGTCGAATAATCTTGTAAAATCTCCTGAACTTAAACCTTCAACGTAGAGATCCATTAACTCGTCATCGCCGGTAGATTCGATAAAATCTTTATAACTTCCAAAATCTCCTGAATAACCTCCTGGATGAACGACACGTCCTCTTCGATACCCAATCCTTCCGCCTTTAGCGGCTTGCATAATTCCTTCTGCACGAGGTGCTTGTCCCATATAATCTGCAGGGCTTCTATCAATTTGGTCTATGAAATCATCATAGGATCCTTTGAATCCGTCTTTTACCGCTTGTAAAAATTCTTCCATCATGAAAGGCCCTTCACCCATACCGGGATCAGAAGCGGTTCTTGTATCTCCTTCAACTTCGACCTCACTTTTAATCATGTCTCTCCAGCCACCATCCATAAAAAAGATTTCAAAATCAAAATCAAATATTGCTTTATCGGGATCTTGCATTTGACCCCAAATCTGCATGGCGTTGGATCTATCCCCCTTACCGGTATCATAGAAAACTTGTTCTCCAATAGCGATTCCTTCTTCTCTAGGATCAAATGGAGGACTCATTTCGTCCATGGTTTGTAGATCGTCAGGATTGGGCCCGAAGGCATATCTCTTTCTTTGCTTTGTTGGTAAATTCATTAAACCACCTCTAGCTGCAACTGCAGTAAAATCTGTAACATCAGCTTTAGTTTGTGGAATATTTTGGAATTCCATAGGAGTAAGGTTTACGTCGATAGCTGCCTGTGCTTCAGCTTTCGCGTCTGCAACGTCTGCTGCATATTGTCGATAGGCTTGTTCTGTTACTTCGTTTCTACGTTCCTGATCTTTGTAATCGATATAATATTTAGCTGCAGATCCTCCTATTTTACCCGCCGTTTTTAACCACTCCATCCAGTCAATAAAAGACTTTACTCCTGTTTCGTTAACAGGTTGTCCATAACCACCTAAATCTTTTAATACTTTCTCTTCTTGTGCGTTAATATAGGCAATAAACTCTCCTGTTGGAGCATATTTATTTAATATCTTTTTTGCTATTTTGACTAAAAGTTTCTAATTCCTTAATGTATGATTATATGTGAAAATCGCAGGGATTTCACCTGAGTATATAGCTTTACTTGTTTTTTCGTGCATCGTCAATATCCTTATAGGTCTCCTGTGTCAGCTCCTAGATCAATAGCAGCCACTTTAATGTTAACATCTCTTCGAATATGCTCTCTTTTTGTATTGGAATTAGGGTTGTTAACATCATGATCCGCTTCTTTGTCCGACATATATTCTTTTCCTGTTTTTATATTCGTCAGGGTAATTTCGCATTCAGGGGTAATCACATGGGTTCTTCTCCCATCGATGATCTTGTATTCGCTCTTGGCTTTAGTTTCTATGAAAGGCATAATTCTCTATGATCGACTTGTTTGTAGCACAGACGCAGTCATTTTTACAACATTAGTTGTCGGTGTTTGCATTTTTAATATATCCCCTGCTTCTAAAATCAGAATGTTATTAAAGGTTAATAAACTAACACTGGCATCTGTATTTACAGTAACCGTGTCGTATTCAAAATCGGTAGTGCTAGAGAAATCATACACGGTAATATCAACCACTAAATTAGCACTATGCGTGTTATATAACTTGATGGATTTAATAATAGATGTGGTTTCATCGGGTACTGTATACATATCAACATCGGATCCTCCTGCACTAATCACTGCTTGAATATTTTTATATACGTTTGCCATTATGATAAAAAGAAATTAAACCTTTCTTGATCATCTTTTTGAGGTTGTTGATAGGTTGAATTCAGTTGTTCGATCACAGAGCTTATGGCTCTGTTAATTTGTCGTTGATTATCTTCGGTGTATTCTTTTCTAGGTTCCGGTAATCTGACTACAATCTTTGACATTATCTTCTCCCATCTGCTTGAACATCAACTTGAAACGTTCCATAGCGCCATGTTTCTGCAGCATTTTCATTTTCAATTTTTAAATTCGCATATCTTCCTCGTGCTCGAGTATCAAATTTTTGTGAGGTAGAAATAACTTCGAAAGGACTGTAAGTACTATCGGCTAGTGAATCTGATGGATAATTTTTAATCCCTATCGTCACTTTAGCTTTTCCTGTTAATGTTTTAAAATCAGGAAGAAATCTTCTCATGGCTAGGAAATATTCCCCCAGGCCTTTATCGGTTTGAATGGCAAAGTCATACGACTGAAGAGAAGACGTTAAAGCGGTAATGGTTCCATCCGGATTAATTTGATCATTTCCTGTGTCGTGTTGAAAATAAACGGTTTGACCAAGTCCTGTTTCTCCTACAATCGTGGGAGTCGTTCCTGTTGCAGAACTATTAAACTGAGTGGCATAAGGATTAGGATAAACAATGGAATCAATCCATGTGGTTCGAATAGAATTGGTATTGGTTCCTGTATACCAGACTCCTGTAGGGAGTTGAGTTTTTTCACCGTAATTATGAATGACATAACGATCATTATAACTTGATCCTTGAGTTGGATAATACCAAACGACTTCTGTGAATAGATTATTAATTCCTGCGGCTACTTGTTGACCTTTCGTGGTATCAAAATCATCATAGACATAGTCTTCAACCGAAGACGATAACGAGTTGACCGTACCATCAAAAGAGAAAAAACCATTATTTCCCATCCAATAGGCCACACCATCTATTTCACAGCATGCATTCTGGCCTAATAATCCACAGTTAGTTCCACTTTGTTCAAATCCAAACGTAAAAGGAGCACCTACAAATTTCATAGTATATAAAGCATTGTCGGTCCATACTAGAATATTTTCTTTTCCTTTTATGGCTCCCATAATTCTTGTCCCATCTTGAAGTCTTTGCGTACCTGCACTGTTGTCCGCCGCGGGTGCGAAGACATTAATTTGTTCTTGGTTCGAAAATCTTATAAACATATCATCTTGAGTCGAACTGGTTCCAATGGTTGTTTCAGTTCCTAAATGAATTAAGTGTCTAGTGGTTGGAGAAACTAGTGTGAGTCGACTTGCGGTTGGGTTTCCAACAGTTCCACTAATTGCTGTTACATAATTCGTAGTTAACATGGATGCTGGGGTTGTAAATTTTGCAGAACCCGCTACTCCTGAGTTCCAGGTAAATGTTTTACCATTGGCAATCGTCGCCACTAAGACTTCTCCCCAGTTACCTAAAGACCAAAGTCCGGGTTCTAAGGTAACGTTGGATGCATTAACTGCATCGCCATATCCCGTCCATGTGGAAGCAT